GTGTACGCGCCAGCACCCACCAATGCGCTGCCGACGATGCACACGGAAATGCCCTTCTCGTCGAACGTCGCGCCGATCTGCGTGATAAGACTGCCGTTGATAAACAAACCCAGCACGAGATTGGTTGAAGTGCCATCCGACGGATAGGCCTGCACGACCCCACTGGCCAATATGCGCACCGACTCACCGGCGCCGATGCCGCCCACAATGAACGTCACGGTGGCGAAGTCCGAACCGTAGCTCGTCGTCAGCGCCTGCGCGATGGCGGCTGTCCCGTAGCGTGGCACCGTCACCGTCTCGCCGCCCAGCTTGAGCGTGTCAATCTCGGCGTTCCCGATCTTGGCATTGCCGATAGTGCCGTTGGCGATGAATGCCGTACTCATATAGACGCCCGGCGGCACGTACTGGCCACCGATGGTGCCGCCCGTGGTGGTCACAATGAACGGCACGATGGGCGTGATGCCGGGCCCGCTCGGGCTCCCGATGGCGAACCGGTCGGCGCGAACGATGAACTCGGAGAACGGCGTCGAGTTGTTGGAACTGCTGGCCAGGCCGAAACCGGTCACATAGCCGTTGTTGTCGATCTTGACCGTGAACTTGGCGTAGATGTCGTTGTCGGCGTTCAGGCGTGCCGTGGACTCCTGCTGGATTGCCACGCTCTGGTTGCCCAGCTGCACCTGCACCTGGCTCACCTGGCTTGCCACCGCCGACACGTTGTTGCTCAACGTGTCCACGCGGTTCTGCACCAACGACAGGCTGGAGTTCACCTGCGAAAACTGCGTCGTGGTGGTGCTGATGATCGCGTTGTCAGCGTTTACCCTTGCATTTGTCTCGGTGACAAGCCCTGCCTCGTTCTGACCGACCCGGATGCCCAGCGCGTTGAAGCTGCTCAAAAGCGCGTTGTCGCCGTTGATGCGGGCGTTCTGCTCGTTGACGATGGACGCCTCGGCGTTGGCCGTGCGAACTAGCAGGTTGTTGATGTTGGTGATCTGCGCCGTGTCGGCGTCAGCCCGTACCTGCTGCTCGGTTTCGATCAGCGCACCAATGTCGTCCAGGCGGTCGAATATCCCCCCCGGCTTGTCGATCAGGTCGATGCGTTCGCCCAACTCTTTGAACAGGCGCGACTCCAGCACCGACTGCTGCAGGGCGTCGATCAGCCCGGCCACCTGCCCCGGCTTGATGCCGCTGCTGTTCGGCTGGCGCAGCTGCTGCCCGGTCCCACCGCCCAGGCCGTAGCCGCCGCTACGGTTCACGAAGTCCCCCACCTCGGCCTTGGTGATGAACCGGTTGTCACCGTCCCCCGACGACCCGTTGCGCAAGTGCCAGCCGTCCACCACCGCGCGCATCACCAAGCGGGCGTTCTCGTCCTTGATGGCGTCGAGCGCGTGCAGGGGGATACCCGGCACGCCTTTGAAGTTGGGTTTGTCGTTTGCCATCAGAGCTTCGCCAGTTCCACACCCGTGTTGGCCACGCGAAGCTCACGAAACCGTCCCTGCCCGCTGACTTTCATCTGCCAACGGTCGGACTTGAAACCCGACGGAAGCCGGAAGTTTGTTGTCCCGGCCGCGAGGTTCTGCGTGTGGCGCAGCACGCCAGCTGCGTAGAACTCAACCGACCAGGCGCCGGTCGTCACTGCCTGCGCGAATCCAAAGTTTGTCGGCGTGTCCAGCACGATTTCGCGCGACTGCCACACCGCGTTTTGCGGTTCGCCGCCGTTGAACTGGTAGATGCTGTTGCCGTTGCCGTAGTAGAACTGGTCCGAAAGCTGGCTGATGAAGGCGCTGATGGCCGACAGGTTGGGCAGATCGGTCATCGTGCCGTCGGCCTCGTCGAACCGAATCATGAATGGCACCATGCCGCCCGTGTTTGAGAACACCACCAGCCGGCCGTCCCACACCGAGAACACCATGTTCGACAGGCGCGTGCTGTACCGCTGGCGCCACACGTCGCGGGTGAAGAACCGGCTCGACTGCACCAGAGAGGCCGTGCCGCCGTTCAGGACCACGATGCCGTCATTACTGGCGTACATCACGGCGCCGTCCACCGACGCGATGGACCACTTCGACACGCCAGCTTGGTCCACGTTCAGTTTCGAGGCTGTCATGGAGTCGGACGACACGCCCGACACGGCGTAGGGTTGCCGCACAGTCGTGATGATCGCGCCGGCGCCGTGCGCGATGCCGCCCACGATGGTGCTGGGCAGTGGCTCGACGTAGGCCGGTGGCCAAGCCCAAGGTTTGAACGGCTCGCAAAACCACAACTCGTTGCCCTTCCATGCCGCCAGTATCCCGTTGGGCAGGGCCATGAGGCCCACCAACGCGGCCGGTGGGGGGAAATAGTCTTGTGACGACAGCGGCTCGTTGAGTTCGGCGCCCTTTACGTCGTCTAGAAAGTCGAACGTGCCCGTCGCGTTGCCGGTGATCACGTCGCCCACAAAAAAGTAGTCGGCCACGCTCGATCCGCTGCTGGGTGTGAGGTCGTGACGATGTTGGGGAAACTCGGCGGGCCTTCCTCGCCGTAGCTGTTGACGTAGGTGTAGACGTAGGCGCGCGTTTCCTTGTCGGATTCCTTGACCGCGTTGCTCAATGTCGCGGTGTAGGTCGAGCCGCTGCTGTCTTTCGACATGGTGAGCGAGAACAGGCCGTCGGTGCTGTCGAAGGCCGAATTGCCGGTGTACAGGTCGAACACCTGAATGCCGTCGTCTTTCCACACAGCCGTGATGCGCAGCACCGCCGTCGCACCGCTCGGCGTGCCCTGGCTGGTCGTTTCAGAGTAGGTCGTACCGTTCCAGGTGTAGAACTTGCCCGTGTCGTTCGCCTTGTAGATGGTTCCGGCCGTGCCTTCTTCCGGGAAGTCGTCTAGGCTGGAGTTCGACACCTGCGTGGTCTGCGTCGGTGGTGTGATGCTGTACCGGTTGTCGCCCAGCGCCGACGGTGTGACGGTGGTTTCCTGGTACTTGACGCCACCCGACTCATAGTGGAACCGGAACGTGAGGTCAGCCGTCGTCTGGTCAACAATCAATTCCTGCGATTCAAGCTCCGGGATGACAGTCGGCTGTGGCACGCCCACCTTGTACGACGAACCGGGCACGCCGCCGTTGATGCGCGTGCCGATGCGGTCTGTAACCGAAAAGCTGATGCCGTCGGTGTAGTAGAGCCGGTTGAACGTGTCGCTCACCAGCGGGGAGCGAACCGCGTTCACGTCGTTCGGCCAGGTGTAGAACGTCAGGCCATCGTCGGTGTAGATGGACCGCGGCGCGTTGCTGACGCTGTTGATCAGGAACCCGTCTTTGGTGTTGCGCAACTCGCCGTAGGCAAAGTCGCAGTTCTGCGCGATGGTCGCGTTGCGTTCGGGCAGAAGCGACTCGGGCAGGCGCGGGATGATGCCTGAGAAAAGGTTAAGTTTGAAGCCGCTCATGCCGTATTCTCAATCCCGCTGACAAATTCGACGATGGGTTTCAGAGTCGCGGGGCTGTACAACACGGGTGTGGGCAGGCCCAGCGCGGCGCCGCACCACTCGGAACAGAACGACGCGCCGGTGAAGTCGCGCCCGGTGTTCAGGATCTGCGATGCGGTGAGGTCAAACCAGCCGTAGGGTTCGCCCGCCGTTTTTGAGTAGTGATCCAACACACGGTCGGCGCTGGCCCAAGGCAGTTCGATGAAGTCCCACTTGTCGGGCGTGAGGTCGATGCGCTTGCTGCGCACGCCGCCGTCCATCAGACTCGACGAGTAGCAAGTGCCGTCCACTACCAGTTCGCAGTGGCTGTAGGGCGAGTTGGTCCACCAGCGGATCAGGGCGTTGCCGATCTTGCCACGCCCTTTGTACAGCGCCAGCGTGACCATGATCAGACACCCAGCTGCGCCCGAATGGCTGCAGCAAACGCGGCCCAAGCGGCCATAGCGGTGGACACCTCTGCGCCCGTGGTCGCCGCCTTGACCTGTTCTTTGCGCAGCAGGCGTGCCGCGCGAATGGCCGACTTGGCGCCGCGCAAGCTGGCAGCAGCGGCCAGAATGTCGTCGGCCGCTTGCGTGGCCGTCCAGCCCTTGGCGGTCGCCCAGCTCTGCACGTCGGGCGGCACTGTGCCGGTGTAGCCCGCCGCCTGGTAGGCCACGGCCGCGGCCTCGGCATCGGTGTACTCGGGGCCGCGGTTGCCCAGCGCCGCCAGATAGATCGCGTCTACTTCGCTGTCAATGGCCAACACTGAGTTGGTTTTCAATTCGATCAGATTACTGGTCGCCTCCTGCTGGCTAAATTGCTGAACCTCCCACGCCTGCGTCCAAACACCAGACTCCAAGATCGGCGCGCTTTCGACCAATCGCTGCGTGACTGAATCAAAAGAGGGCGGTGTCGTCGCCACCACCGGCTGGTAGGGCGCAAGCGGCACGAACGGCAATGAAAAGCTGACATTGACCCGCGCCCGAATGACGTTTTCGCTGATGGGGTATTCCAGCGTTTCTGTGTTGATGTAATGCATGACCAATGCCCTCAATTACTTAAAAAGGGAAATGTAAAAAGTCTGGAGGCCCATGGTGAACCCCTCGCTGCCGTTGTTGTGATTGGCGCTGGTGTTTTGAGCATTGGCCGAAGTTTCGTAGCGCCATTTGCACCCGATGTAACCTTGATCGTCGACCTCTTGATCCGTTTGAGTTGGACTAAACCCCATGCCGGTGGTGACATCGAAGGAGGTGCCGGTATCAACGCCAAAAGCCATGCTGATCACCGCGTCACCAGTTGTGCCTGAACCAGTGATTGTTTGTGCCGTAGGCGTGCTGGCGTACACCACACTGGCTTCAATGTCCCCAATCGTTACCGATGTGGCTGGAATGTTTGGTCGAAACAAAAAGAGAAGGTCGCCCCGGTAATCATTGACGGTCATCAGGTTTGAGACAGAAGCGCCCTCTGAGCCGGTGCAAAGCCGGTACATGATGCGCAGCCGTGCAGACTCTGTAACGTTTGTATTTGTCGAGTTAGAAATGTTGGTGAAGCCAGTAGCCAGCACTCCACCTGGGATGGTTGCGCTGTTGTTGAATGCTGCCGTCATCAATACCGCTATGTCTCCGGCTTGCGGCGTGGTTGGGTAATTGATTGTTGTTGCGCCGCGAATTGTGGTGACGAAACTCGAAATGGTCGAAGCAAATCCATCTTCTTGCGCCCCAGCCGCCGCCATCACAATGTCACGCACCGTCATTTCACATCCTTCCCAAGCACCAACCCAGTCCAGGTCGTGCCGCCGTCGTGGGTGAAAAAGCCCAGCACGTCACGGCCTGCAGCCGTCAACGTCGGCGCGGTGCCACCCGCCCATTTCACGCCAGAGAACCAGTTGACCGTGGCGCTGCCGCCGTTGGTCAAGTCCAGAATGAAACTGGCCACGGTGCCGGTGGCTGGCACGTTGCTGACGGTGAACGTCGTGGTTCCGCTGACAGTGCGGGTAAACAGATTGGCCGTGGCCAGGTCGAAGTTGCTGGCGCCGATGGCTACTTTGGTTTCGTGAATACCTGCCTTGAACGTCGTAGCGCCGTTCGCCGCAATGTCGAGGTACTCGACTAAAGACGAGCCGTTGTAGGTTCCGATTCGGATGCCCGAAGCGACGTTGGCGCCGTTAGAGACATAAGACTCAATGTACGGAGACAACGATGGTGCGGTGACGAAACCAGCCGTGGGGGCCAAGCGCAGTCGAACCCGGTTCGCCACGTTGTCGGCCGCGTTGTTGGCCAGCATGTGCACTGCTGTGCCGGCCGATTGCGAGTGAAAAGCCGCAACGGACCCGAACATGTCAATCGAACCCGTGGTGCCCGAGTACAGGGCCAGGTCGCCCGCGTTGGTCGCGTGTTCGTTTCCATACAGCACGACGAGCGCGCCGCGAGAAGTGGCAACGCCACCGCCACCGCTGATCGAGACAGCGGCGTTATCCGACCCGTCGCTGGTGTTGGACCGAATGATGGGCGATGCGCCCGACATGACGTGCAGGGCGGTGGTGACGCTGTTGAACGTCACATCGCTGCCAGAGCCAAGGCCCAAGTTCGTGCGCGCGGTGGCCGCGTCGGTGGCGTTCGTGCCACCGTTTGCGATGGGCAGCGTGCCGCTGATATGCGTGGTCAGTCCGATCTTCCCCCAGCTTGGCGCCGTGGTGACGCCACCCGAAATCAGCGCGTTTCCGGTGGCCACACCCGCCAGCTTTGACAGTGCCGTGGCGCCCGACGCATACAGCAGGTCGCCAACAGCGTAGCTGGTCTGGTCCGTGCCGCCGTTTGCCGCTGGCAGTGCTGTGCCGCTGTACGTCAGCGTGATGGTGCCGCTGGTGGTGACGGGCGAACCGGACGCGCTCAAGAAGGCTGGGACTGCGACAGCCACGCTCGTCACCGTCCCGGTGTTTGCCGTAGCTCCTGTGGCCACGCCGTCGAGCTTGGTCTTGTCCGCGCCGGTCATGAAACCAGCCGCGCCACCCGCAACCACGTTGGCGTGCTGCGCGCCGCCAGAGCCGATGTGCGAAAACGGCGTTGCGTCAGTGATGCCGTACCCAGCCAGGGTGCTTGGCAGGCCTGTGATGCTGGCAAACGCTGGCGTGATGGTGACGTTCGCCGCTGCCGTCAGTCGGCCCTGGGCGTCCACCGTGAACGTGGGCGATGCCGTGGCGCTGCCATAGGCTGCAGCCGTCACCGCCGTGTTGGCCAGGGCAAACGTGCGGTTGGCCGACAAGTCGCCACCACCGGTCAGGCCAGTGCCGGCCGTGAGTGTCAGCGCGGACAACGCGAAGTCGCCAGCGTCCGATTCTGCGGCTGTGCCCAAGCCCAAGTTCGTGCGCGCCGTTGCGGCGTCGTCGAGGTCTGCTAGGTTAGCCACCTTCTGCATGAAGTTTTGCGCGCCGCCCCTGGTGAAGCGAAGCGAAACGTAGTCGCCCGACACATAGGCCTGGGTAAGCGTTCCCTCCTGCGCGCGCTCGACCGTCAGGCGCGTCTCATTGATCACCGACGTGTCCACGTCCGTGACCTTCATGATTTCGATGCTTGACTCGACGGTGCCAGACCGCTTGTAGGCTGTCAGGATGTAGTAGTCGCCGCCCGTCAGGGTGCCCAGCAGCGTGCCGGCGCCCGTGGCCACGCGCAGGATGCCGTAATCCAGTTCAGTCGCAGGCGTGCCGGTCGCGGCCACGTCCTTGACCGGGGCGATGAACTGAGTGTCGAAGTTGTTGAGGTAGAGTTGGGACGGCATATCAATCTTCCTTGATCTTCAACTTGAACTCGACCTCTTTCACCCGAGAATCGCTGGTCGTGGCCTTGACCGTCACCTTGTAGGTCGTCCCGTCCACACCGGTGGAACACCAGACCTTGATCCGGTTGCCCTGGATGGCATAGGACAGGTCCAGGCCGGGGGGGGTCACAGTCACCACGCCGGCCGTGACAACATCGTCAACGGGAAAGAACTCCGAAAAGTCCACGTCGTAGTCCAGCACATCGGCTGGTTGCTGGGTGTAAGTTGCGAGTACCGGCATTTAAGTCACCACCATGGTTCGGTCTTGTTCCGGCAAAAGCATGGTGCGTTCGTCCGGTGCGTCCTCGTCGTAGGGAATCTGCTTGCGCACTTCAAAGTCGATGACGACCTGAGCGCGCCCGACGACGCTGGCACTGCCAAGAATGAGGGAATAGTAGTTCTTGCCAGTCAATGCGATGTTGGCGCGGCCGATGACAGCGGCGCTGCCGTTGGCTTTGGCGTACCGCTCCCCCGTCGCTGTCACCACCGCGCGGGCCAGCACGTCCACCTCACCGGGGTGGATGGTGTACGACAGGTTGCCGGTGATGGCGATTTGCGCGCGCGGCGTCGAGGTGACGAACAGCTTGCGCAGCTTGCGCGGCACCAGCGCGATGCTGGCGCGCGGCGTGACGTTCGCTTTGAGAAATCCGAAACCAGGCGGTTGTGCCGTTCCCACCGCCGTGATGGTCGCCCTGGCCGTGGTGTTGACCTCGCCAAAGACGAAGCCCCTGCCCACCGCGTCAACATCGGCCGTCGGCGTTACCAGTTCCACCGCGCGGCGCAGCGCCCGGCCGATCAGCGTTGTGCTGGCGGTCGGGTTACTGGTCAGCGGCCCGCGTACCAGTGCCCGACGGTTGATGTCGATGATGGCAGCAGCCACCAGCGCGACAAAGCCGCGTTGTACCGGGTCTAGTACGGCGCCATTGATGTTCGCCGTGTTGAGATTGGAACGGTTCACGGCTTGCCGCGAGTGTGATTACAGCAGCGTTACCGTGAAGTCGCCGCTCAGGGTTGCCGAATCAATCACGAACACGTCGTTGACTGCCAGGGTCTTGGGCGTCGTGAGTGCTTCCGAGTACAGCAGGTTGCCGCCCGTCACCGCGTCCACGATACCGACGTGCGTGATGGTCACGCTGGTGCCACTCACCGGGTCGAACTCGACGCGGCTGATGTTGAACGTCGAGCCGGTGGTGGGCGATGCGAACGAGCCAGTGGACTTGCGTGCGTACCAGCCAGCCGACACTTCCGTGCCCGCCGTGAATGCGTCGGTCGGGTCGCTGGTGAACAACGCAAAGAAGCGGCCAGGGATGCTGGGCATCGCCTGACCCAGCAGGGTGTTGTTGATGATCGCGTTGGCGAGGTAGGTGGAAAAGCCGGCCATGGTGGTTGCTCCTGAAAATTAACGGCTGTTGGGGGTGACGTTGGGGTTTGCCGGCGCCGTCGCGTTCGGGTTCACTCCCGCCTCCACCTGGGCCTTGCCGGTCAACGCGGACAGATAAGCCTTCTGGTGGTTCATTGCGCGGTTCTGATCGGCCGCAAACTCGGTGTCTTTGCTGTACGCGCGGTACAGCATGTAATCCATCAGGACGGTCTGGTAAATGTCGTCCAGCGTGATCGTGCCGCTCAGTGTGGATTCGTTCGGCGCGGCGCCGTAGATCAACTCGACGAAGTTACCGCCTGTCGCCGGTGGGTAGACGTAGTACGTGCGCGGATCGAGCGGCGTGTACATGTAATGCTTGATTTCAGCGGCCGGCGTGATCGTGTGCCAGTTCGGCACCTGGCTGTCCAAAATTTCGCGCATGGCAATGCGAATGGACCGGCCCGGTGTGGTGCCGCCGCCCATGTTGCGCACCACGTCAATCAGCTGCACACCGTCGGCGGGTAGCGTCTGCTTGGTGCCAGCAACAAGCGCCACCGCCTGGTTCTTGACGAAGGCGTTGGGCTTGAAAATGACGATTTCGCGCTGGCCATCGTTGAGCCAGCCCAGCAATTCATCGTCGGGCCACCGGATGCCGGTGGTGTCCTGCAGGATGATCTGCGCCTTGTCTATGATCGACGCGGTGGTGATGGTTGACATGCTTTACCTCAGTGTTGCGCTCGAACACGCAATGGCGCCCGCGACAGGCCGTGCACAGCGTCGGCGCGGGCGTTGGCAATCTCGCCCATGAACTTGCTGGCGTAGTAGGCGCCCGATGCCATGTCAGTCCATGGCTTGTTCGGCATCAGCATCAGCTTGGAGACAGCGCCCCATGCCAGTTTGTAGCGGTACCGCTCGATCAGCCAGCGTGGGGCGTACTCGACGCGCTGGTCAGGCTGCAGCGCCAGCGTCATGGCCAGCGTCAGCGTGCCGTTGGCGTCAGGCGCGGGCACCAGGATCAACTCGTCGGTGTCGGTCTGCGTCCAATACTTGGGCGTGCCAGTGTCCGTGCGCCACTTCGGCATTTCTTCGTCAAGATTGATCGGGCTGGCCGGGTCAACTGGTTCGCCGTCGATGGTGACGGTCATCACCGATGCCACGTCGGCGCCGTTGGGCGCCTGGACCGTGTACCGCGGCTCTCCAGCGACGATGTTCTCCGGGTCGGGAAAGAACTTCCACACATGGGACTCTTGGCAAAACTCGATGACGGACTGCTTGATCGCGTTGATCGTGACCGGCTCCGAAGGGTCCGACGCGAGAAGCGGCAGAACCTCGGGTAGCAGCGCGGTGTACGGTGTCGTGGCCATGCGTCGAGTATCTCCGCGTCGAAGCTATTCGATTAAGCCAGTGGGGCCACGTTTGCACCGGCCAGGATGGTGTCGGTGCCGATGGGGTCGAGGTTGTCCTCGGCCACACCGGTGATGGGCGACACGGTGGCCTCGAACTCGCGCACCTCGTCAATCAGCGCCGTGCGCGGTTTGCGCGCGTCGAGGTCTTTGCCGTACTTGGTCTTGGCGTAGGCCTTCAACTCGGTCTTGGTCATGTTCTCCAGGCGCTTCTGCATCGCATCGGCGTCGATCTGCACCACCTCGCCGTCGTTGTCGTCCACCACCTTGACGGTGGCGGCACCAGCAGCCAGCAATGAAGCGTCGTCAGGGTTCAGCAACGCCCACTGGCCGGGGTGCTGCAGCAGGAGCTTGGCTTGTGCAGGTGTGACCTCCTGAACGTCGCCTTTGCCGGCCCATTGCTTGCCTGATCGGGCCACGTTGTCGTAGGCGAACGGCTTACCGCCGACGTACTGAACTTTGACGAGTGCTGGTTTCATTGCTGTCCTTCATGTGAAAACAGGGCGACAAAGCGCCCTGTTTGGTTGACACCTTGCGGTGGTTTACTTGCCTTTGAACTCGAAGTGCGCAACCACGTCGAGAGCGCCGGTGCTTGCTGCACCGCCAACAGTGGCGATGATGTAAGCGTCGTAGGCCAGAGTGACCGGCACGAACAGCGCGGTGCCAGCGGCGCCGGGGTCGGTGTCGAGCGCCGTGGCAAACGCGGTGGCAGAACCACCGGCTTCGCCGTTGACGTACTCGAAGCCCAGGTCCAGCGTGGTGCTGGTGCCCAGGTCGCCGTACACGTAGTCGAGGCTGTAAACCTTGGTGCCGGCGTAGAGCTTGACCAGGCGAACCTTGTCAGCGACTTGCGCGGCGGCGAGGGTGACTTTGCCGTGGGCAAAGGCTGCAGGGCAGTCACCGCTGTACTGGATGTCCTGCAGGGTTGGGGCGTTGATGGTTGCCATTTCAGTGTTCCTTGAATGAGGGTGTGGAGGGCATCAGCGGGGCAGGCGTGAACCTGCCCCAGCCGGTTAGCTGCCCAACAGGGTGCGGCCTGCGGCGGAAGCCGGATCCGGGGCGTAGCTGTCGAGGACCGCCACACCGAAGTCGGTATCGGCACCGTCGATCTTGAAGCGGATCTTGGCGCTGCCGCACATTGCTGCGGCAACCGTCTCGATGCTGTTCTTGTGATCGACTTCTTCTTCCGACCAGTCGTAGAAGTAGTCCGATGCCGACTTGCCGTAGGCCTTGGCCAGTGCCTGGGCGCCCACGATGATGGCGCGGTCGGTTGGCTCGGCCACAGTCTTGTCGGTTTCGGTGTAGGTGCCACCGTCGGTGCCGCCGCTGTCAAACTTGACCACATCGCCGGCCGCGAAACGGATGGCGTAGCGGTTCATGCGCTTGATCAGCACACCGTTCCACATGATCGTCTCGTAGCTGTCGAACAGCGGGTGCTTGTTCGTGCCCATGGACGACTTGCGCTCAAAAGCGTTTTGCACGGCCTGGCGCCACACGGTCTGGCTGGTGCGAGACATCAGGTACAGCCACTGGCGCTCGGTGATGAACGCAACCCACAGGGGATCGTTCCAAGCGCGGTCGTCGCCCTTGATCTTCACCGACTGCATGACCACCGGCGACTCGCGCAACTGCGCCACCACGCGGTCGATGTCCTGTAGGGTCATCGCGTCGTTGGTGCCGATGTTCGACGGGTCGGTGGCATCGTTGGCCGCGTAGTAGCGGTTCTTGGTGGGCGCCTTGACGGTGTTCACCATGATTTCCGCGAAGTCAGGATCGCTCGAAGTGGGAACAACCCAATCCGAAGTCGATTGCGAACCACGCGAACCGGCGAGGTGCACCAGTGCGGTTTGATCTTCCAGTCGCTGCATCCAAGCCTGAATACCGGCCATGGAAATGTTGCGCAAGTTGTGCACGGTGCGCTTTTGCGTCATGCGGCCACCCGAATCAGCACCACCGCGGACCTGGTTGATCTGCACGTCCATGCTGGAGTAGGTCAGCTGCATCATGCGGCCTTCGATGCGCTTGTCGCCCATCACAGGCTTGCCCTGCAGGATGTTGAACAGGTCGATGCTGACCGTATCGCCCGCGCCCTTGGCCAAATCGCCAGCCTTCACGATGGGGTAATCGGGGCTGGTCTGGCCTTTGGTCTTGGCGGCGAAGCTGCCTTCTTTCGGCATTTCGCCGGAAAGCAGGTTCATGAAGCCGGGTGCGTGCTGCACACGGGTGAAAAGCCCGACGGAATAGATTTTCCGTGCAAGGGCGCTACCAACTGGAATGTTCGTTGCCATTTTCTGTTACCTCACAGAGTTTCAAAGTACGCATTGAGTTTGTCCGGTGACATCGAGCCGAGATGCTGGGCAAGCTGGAGCGGGGTCATGCTCTCAACTGCCTGGCGCTCGTCTTGAGCCACCGGATCGCCTACCGGGAACTCGGAAAGCGAGGTCGGCACGCCGCCCTTCGTTGCTGCGCTGGCCTTGGCCAGTGCTGCCTTTCGCAAGTCCTCGGGACTGGTTCGTGAGGTAGATGGCTGCGCGGGTAGGTCGATGGCGCCGTTGGTTGCCTCGACCATTTCGACGACTTTTGCAAACCGTTCTGCCATGGGCCGGTTGGCCCACTTGGGGTTGGCGCGGAGGGTTGCGTCAAACTGTTTCGCCAGTTCAAACGCTTCCGAATCCGTGGCCTGGATGTGGGCCAACTTCGGCACTCGATCAATCGACTCCTGCACCGTTTCCGCTGCGGTTCGCTTGTTCTCGGCCTCTGTCTCTGCCACGCTTTCCGCAACGGGTTGCAGCCGGGCCTCAAGTGCCTGCGCTGCTTTCATTGCGGCCATCACACCCCGATAGACGGTCGGGAAATCCTCTTTCAAGGTTTCCAAGTCCTCGTCGGACAAGTCGCTGACAGTGCTGGTGCGGGCGCTTTCACCGGGTTTCGCCCCTTCATTTGTGGCCGTGCCTGGGTTGGCAACCTGCGCTTGCAGCAACTCGACCTGTGCTTTGGCGTCGGCAAGCATTTGCTCGGCGCGGGTGGCACGTTCTCGTTCACTGCGAAGCACGCTGTACGGGATGATGTGTTTCCCGTCGCGGGTCGCCACGCCGTCGGCATCTGCCTCTGTCGTGCTTTCCTGTCCGTCACCTTCTGGATTGGCCGTTGCAGTCGCCGGTGCTGGCGCGGGTGCCGGTGCGGGTGCGGGTGCACTCGGTTCAGGCAGTTCACCTCCAGCTTCAAGCGTTGCAAACGCTGCGGCCAGGGCTTCCGGGTCAGTCGGCATGTTGTTCAGGTCAATCGTCATCTACTTTCACTCCACTTATCGCGTTGGATGCGGTTGAAACCCTGTCGATGCCGAATCCACGGCGGGAAAATCGACTTAGGTTTGTGGTGCGATGTTAAGAGGCTGTCAACTATTCGAGTTCAAAAAAAACCCCGGCACATGGCCGGGGTGTTAACCGATGCGGTAAGGCATCAGGGAGACAACTGCGAATTGTTACGCGCGGGCGGTGGCGGTGGATTCATGGCCTGCAGCGTGCGGGCGATGGCGTAGTCGGCGTTGGCCTGCTTGAGCGTGGTGTCGGCCGCGAGGTTGTCGTTCTGCAAGTCCGGGTCGGTCTGCGCGGTGATGCGCGCCTCGGCCATGATGCGGCGCGTCTCGGCCAATATCCGGGCGGCTTCGGCATGCATTTTCTCGGTCTTGGCCGATTGCTCGGCCATGGCCTGAGCCACCTGCTGCATCTGCAGCTGGGCCTGCTGCTGCGCCTGCTCGGCCTGAGCCTGCATGGCTTCTGGCGAGTCGTCGGGAATATTCATCACCTTGCGCAGCCGGTCCACCATTTTGTGGCGGTTCGGGAGGTCGGTCGCGTCCACGTAGAAGTCCATCATCGACGCTTGCGCGTTCGGCGGCAGCGCCTTCATGACCTCCGACAGCATCTGCAACTGCTGCAGCTTGAACGTCTGGCTGCTCGGCACATCGTCCAGAACGATCTTGGCGCGCACCTTGGCCACGTCGTTTTTGACGTAAGGCTGGCCGGTTTCTTCGTTCATGGCCGGTTCGTTCAGGACGATGACCTTTTTGCTCTTGCCCTGGCCGATGGTCACGTTGGTCTGGCCCTGCGACAAGTCCTCTTGCATCAGCGAGAACAGCATTTCACCCACCAGGCGGCGGGCGTAGCGGTAGTTGTCGTTGATTTCGGCCAGCGTGTTCAAGCCCTGCTCGACCAGCGAATTGATGGCCAGGCCCGATGTGGCGCCCGACTGCTGGCCCTGCAGCGACTTGTGAATGCCCGATGCCTCGGCAATTTCTTGCTTGGCCTCTTGCATGACCTGGAACTGTTGCGCGGCCAGTTCGCCTCCCGGCTCCACTTTGAACGTGCTGTTCGGCTTGCGGTTGGCGTCCAGAATGACGTAGGCGTCCGGGCGGGCGACTTCTTGCGCCGTGCGGTTGTGGTCCTTCACCGCGTCCGAGTCGGTCACGACGCGGCGACTGTTCAGGCTCCACAGCATCTTTGACTTGCGCGCGTTGATTTCGTCTTGCGGGCTGATCATGGCGCGAATCAGGCCGTAAGGCACGTTGGTCAAGTCCTCGCGGTGGCCGAAGAACGGCACATACGGGAAATTGCCGTGCTTGTAGGGGCTCGGCACGTCGTACAGGAAGTGCGGGCCACAGTACCAGGCCAAGCGGATCTTCTGGAACGTGGCGCGCTTCACCTTGGCCAGCCCGGCCACGATGACCTCGTTGTGGCGCGGATTGTTGAAGTCCACTTCCAGCGTGCGCCCGTTGGGGAGCGTCATCACGTAGCCCGACACCCAGCGGCGATACCAGACCTCGTACAAGCACACGCGCTGGCGCATGGTGTCGCGCCAGTCGTTGGACTGCAAGCGCGTGTCGCGCTCCACTTCCCACGATTGCACGAGCTTGGGGTCGTTCTCGATCACCGGGTCAAAGCCGGCCCAGCCCGATGTGGTCTGGCGCAGCAACTCGGCGTACTGCGGCATCATGGAAATGGCGTGGTCTACCTCCAGCCAGCGGCGCCGAATCAGGTAGCGGGCGTCGGACAAGTCGGGCTTCTCGCTGCGCCAGTCCCAATAGATTTCGCGCCGGTGCACGTAGCTGGCGCGGTAGGGAAACTTGAACGGGTCGGATTCGCGTGCCACCTCGCACCATCCAAGCCCGGCCTTGATCTGGGCGGCGTAAGAATCAGACACCGCGCGGTCGGCGCGGCTTTCTGTCTCGGCGTGCTTGAGCTTGAGGGACAGGGCTTCGGCCAGGTCATCCTCGGCCACCTCGTCGTCCTCGGGACGCACCTTCCAGTCGGTGCGTGTCTTGGCTTCGAGGCCAAGCACCGTGTCGATGGTGGGCTTGATCAGGTTTGTGACCAGTGGGGGCTGGCCACGGTCCTTCAACGTCTCGACCGTCTCAGGAGACAGTTGGTTGGAGTCGTAGTAGTCGGCCGCTCGGTCGGCTTCGCGGCGCCAGTTCGGCTGGTTTTGCAACTCGAACAGGAAAACTTCGAGCGTTTCACGCGGTAGCGGGCGGTCCTTGAGTTCTTCCGGCAGCTTGGTGTCTGTCGGCGCCATGCCAATGAACACACCGCTCTCGCCCTTGGGCTGCGTGTCGGTTGGCATCGCCGCGGTGGTCAGTTGAATGTCGCCAATGGGCATATTAAGTCCTCGTACCGCGCATTTTCATGGCGCATCTTCAATTCGAGCATGTCACACACGCCAATCGCCCTTGCGCTTGGGGTCCAGCATGGCTTTGTGAGGGTCGGGCGGCGTGATGGCGTAGCGCAACATCATCATTGCGTATCGGCTGGCGCTTATCACGTCGTCACCCTCCTTCACGATCTTGCCATCTTTGCGGTGGTACAACTGACGCTCGGCCAGCCAGTCAACCTGGTTGGAAAACACCTTCCATCGGCCTGTTTGCATCCGGTTCAGCATTTCCAAGACGCCAGCCTCGACGCTGACACGGCTCACCTTGTAACCGTTTTCGTCTCCAGTTTCCGGTAGCTGGGCCATTTCGTGGAGCATGTTCACGCCTTGGTCGCGGTACTGCTGCGCAAGCTGGATGCCAGAGCCTTTGTCGTGTTGGAGTCCGTCATGCGGCCAAGCACAAGGCACCCATTGGCCTTGTTGCAGGATCAGTGGTGCAATCTCTCGGGGGATTGCCTCGCGCATGGCTACCGTGTGGTACAGGTAGATCACGTCCTTGTCGCGATCCCAAGCCAGCCAAACGATGGCTGTCTTGTGGTCATATCCAAAGTCGATGCCACAGATTCGCGGCCAAAGGTCGGGCAGCGAGAACGGTTCGCACACGATGGATTCCTCCATTACCGGGAAGATCAGGCCGGAACCCATGACCGGGATGCCCTTGGCGCGGGCCTCGCGCTCGTGGGCCGGGTAGCTGGCGATGATGCGGGCACGTTCCTCTGGCGTGTAATGCTCCACGTCGTCGATGGTCATGTTGATGTCTAGCCTGTCGGGGCCAGGATCCATCAGGAACTTGCGCACCACGGCCGACATGCCCAGCAGAGGCGTGAACGTGATCCACACCATGCCTTTGGTGGCGTTGGTGCGGGTCAGCACCTCGGTGTAAATGTCCTCGGGCGGTTCTTCGTCCAGTGCAGCCCAATCGAGCGTTTCGCCCTGCAACTTGCTGCGGCCCTTCTCGTAGGATTTGAAGTAGACGCGGCTTATACCGCCTGAGACGTGGCGCACAAACACCGAATCCACGCTGTCGGCAATGCCCTGTGCGCTTGATGCTGAGAATGTCGTCCTTGGGTATCGTGCCGGTGCCCCACGCTTCCGGGCGCCCAAGCACCAGGCGCTGCAGCGTGTCGCGGGTGGATTCCATCGACTCGCCCAAGGCCCAGCCGGTGGTGGGTCGGCTCCACTTGCGGCCTGGCCACCAATCCGGGTACTTGCCGGTCAGGTGGTAGGCAATCTCGTAGGCGCTCGACCACGTTTTGCCCAGCTGGTTGCCAGCGCGGAACAGGCGCTCACGAAACGATGCGCCACCTGCGTGAAACTCGATCTGTTTGGCGTAGGGCTTGTAGTTGGCCAGCTTGTTCGCGTCCTGCCTGGTCTTGATTTCTTTCAGCAGGTGGACCAGCAGCTGGTCACGCGGCATCTTGGCCAGTTCAGGAGGGAGTGCTGCGAGATTCATCGGCAATGAGTGTAGCGGTCACGTCGATGACACCGGTTTCCAAGGCCAACTCGCGCGCGATGGCGGTCAATTGCTCGGTTGTCAGGGTGGCGGTGTGGTTGATGTTCACCTCGGCTTTGCTGGCGAACATGCCAATCTCTTTTCCCAGCAGTTCGAGCGAACGATTGGCGCCGGCCGCGTCGAATTTGTACTCGCCGGTGGGCTTGCCCTTGTTGTCCAGCACCGGCTCTGCCTGCATGCACCGCTCTGTCACCTGCATCAAACGCTCGATGACCCAAGTTTTGTCGAGCGCCAGCTTCGAGGTGGCCATGTTGGTCGTCGTGACAACCAACTCGGTCAGGCGGGCCTTGATGTGCGGGCGGTTTTCGATGTGGGCAAACTGCACCTTGTCGTCGGCATCACGGCCACCAGCCATTTGGATGGCCTCGCGCTGGTTCATTCCGAGTGCGCGGGCGCGGCAGTAGGCTTCCTCGAACGGCGTCAGGCCGTTGGACAGCATGTTGCGCACCGACTTGACGCCCACAGGGCGCCCGGTCGGCTTCTTGCGTTCCTTTTTGACGGGTGCGGGCGTGGTCATTCTGGACCGGGTGGCTGGCACACCTCGGCCACGTACCGCTGCAGGCCGATCACTTGGGTTCGGATTCCGTCAGCAGCTTCTGCCACTTCTGTGCGTCGTTCGCTGCACTCTCCAACCAGTTGTCGGGCGGTGGAGGCTGCATCAAACCAGCTGGCGGTGGTGGGATCCGTGGGGCGCTCACGACTGCGGAGGGTTGTGATCGTGTCGCGCAGGCTTGCAGCAGCGCGGTTAGCAGCAGCAATGCGGCGAGTTGCATCAGCTTTGAGGCGGGCTTGTTCATTCGCATTCTCCAGGTTGGCGGTGTTGAGTTGGGTTTCGAGGTCGCGCACGCGCTCGGTCGCTTTGGTCTTGGCCTCGGCCAGAGCGGTGCGCTCGATGGCCCATGCGGTGAGGTCTTCGGCGTGGTCCTGCTTGGCCATGGCCAGAGCGGCCACCAGCACGGCGATGACCAGCGCCATCGCGGCCATGATGTAGTGGGTGGGCTTCATGATTGTGCCGCCAGGCATTTGGCCCGGCGCTCCTGGTTGCGTTTCCAGACACCGCTGCACACCCGGTTGTTGGGGATGGAGCAGTCGAATCCACCGCTGAACTTGTACAGCGTGTAGGCCTCGCAGGCCTGAGCGTACCGGCCAGCGTTGGCCTGGCGCACCATGCTGCTGTTGCAGGTGGCTTGCACACCGTACTGGTAGGCAAAGTCCACCAGCGTGTCGTACTCGACTTGGTGGAGCGGCGCGGTGACACATCGTTTCAGTCCAGCCTCGTCCTTGGCGATGTGGGCCAAGCTGCGTGCCACCGCTTGGAGCGGTTTGATCGTGTCACCCTCTTGCACCGGTGTGCCGTCGTCGCGGAAGGTGGAGCCGAAGCCCACCGTCCAGCGGTCATTCTTGGTCGGGATGATGGCGCGGTCGGTGTAGTTCTCGTGCAGCACCAAGCCGCCGAATGCAGTGGCGCTCAACGTCAGGGCGGCAATGGCAATGCGAGGGCTACGCATCGTCGCTCTCCCGCATGTTGCGCTGTGCCACCAGCCGGGCCATAAACGCCCCGCCGACCGTCAGGCCGGAGAACAACGCGAACCAGCCGCGCGGTAGGTCGGGCTGGAAGAATGGCAACGCCACTTCCACGGCTGACAGCAGGCCCGCCAGCACCATGAGGCGCATCGACCAGGCCTTGCGCAGCACGCGCTGCCAATCTTGAACCAGCTTCACTGCAGTCTCCGGTGTGTCAGGTGTTGATGCGCCGACTGGCGTATTCCCATAGAGCGACGCCAACGGCCACGATCAGAGCCCACAGCAGGCCCGTCATCGTCTTTTCAGCGATGGAGTCGTACATCCGTCGCTTGGCCTTCATCATTTCGATCTGTTCCTCGTGGTATCGGCGGTGTCCGTCGAGGTCGCCATCTGGAAAACCTAGTTGCATAAATTCCCTCAGTTCACCTATGTGACGGCTGAATGCAGACTCAACGGCTGCGGCAACTTTCAGGTCGATGTAGCTATGGATGCTTTGGTCTACCTGGTACAAGTTTGCTGGACGTTTTTCGTTGGGCGGTGCACTCATCGTCTGTTGACCGGTGGGTTTACTGTGGCCCGATTTTGCCTTTCGCTGCCATATTCGACTGACAACGCTCCAGCAAAGCCATGTATCCCACAGCGTCCACCTGAGAATCCCGGTGGTCGATCTGGTTCCCAAGACGTGCAACTTTGAGTAACACCATCATGCAAGCCACGTCCTCGAACGTCAGGCCGGGCCCAGCGGGCATCAGGCCGCGTGATTTAAGCCAGGTCGTCCACAGCTGCGCGATGGCGGTCAGATTCTTGGACGGATCGCCGTAAGTCTGTTCACGGTCGCCGTAGATGATGGTGCGCGCCTCGTCAAGAACGGTTGACGACGCGGTGCCAGCATTGTTCGAGGTGTTTGAATGAGTCATCGACGGGTTCATCCTTCAACGTGAGTGCGCCCCAAAGGGCGGTGCTTTTGTGGTTCTTGCGCAGGATCAATCCGCCGTTCAACAGTGAGTTGAGGGCGTCAATTGTTTGCTTGTGGGTCAGGCCAGCAGCACGCGCCAGGTCGTGGCCACGCACCCAATTGGTGTTGCCGGCCAGGACGGCCAGCACTCGGTCACGATTCGATTGCAGGCGCATCCGTGACGCCGAAGTAAGTCATGGTGATGGCGCGGGCCTTCTCGGCGCAGCGGGCCACCTCGCACATCCAGCCCTGCTCAGTGAGGTGATTCAACCAATCTTCTTGTTCTGGCGTGGTGCGCCCGATGGTTGACTTCATTTCGATGGCCAGGCCTTTGTAGTCGGTCGCTGCAACAGGCATCAGCAGGTCAGGAACACCCTTCTTCACGCCCATCGCCTTCATCTGGCCACCGACGACGGCATCACGCTTGCCGCCGTTGGGCGAATGGAACATCCACACCAAGCCGGGCATCAGTGCGCGCACCTCTCGCTTGTGCGTCCACTTGATAAAGCGCGCCTGTTCAACTTCTTCCGACCGATTCATGAATTGCCTGAAAGTTGAGTCATGAGGCGATTGTTGCGGAAAACTCAACCAGTCCCGCATGATATTGCCCGATTCTGTCAGCGAATGTCATAAATCGTAGGAAAAAAACAACAGTCAATGTAAGAAGAAAACGCGGAACGTATCACGCGAATCTAGGTGTTTTCCCTAAAAAGCGTTGAAATTGCTTGAATCATGTTGGTTTGTGTATATAATTGAGTTTCCATCAACTCAACGACCGAAGGAACGAACCATGCCCAAGCCAACCCCATTCAGCCTGTCCGTCTACCGCCAGCTGTCCGAAGATCCCCGCTTCATTCAAGTCGCCATCACGGACCCAATCCACCGCACCGCACACAACGCACCGCCAGCCTTCAACTGCACCCTGGACGAGCTGCCCGGCCACCTCAAAACAGCCGCCGAAGCCTTTACCGCCGACCATGGCCAGGTCGTCGCATTCGCCTACGTGCACCCCAGCGCAGCACGCGCCCCAAGTGGCTGGAAGGCCTTTGACGCCCAACACAGAAACCGTGTGATCGTCGGTGAGTTCCGTAAAGAAGGAGTGCCAGCATGACCCCCATATTCGTCCACGCCGCCGACATCATCGAGGGCGACATCGTGTGCTTTGGCAACCCAAAGTCCGAAGTGACCATCGAGCGCCTGTCCGTCGCGCAATGCGATGGCGCCATCGGCATGCACGGCAACGACGACACATGGCACGCCTGGTATCCACCAACCGACCGGATCCGCGTCAAGCTGGCCCGTCACACGCTCCACGGCCGCTCGTTCACCGTCCTGGCCCGATTCCCCAACAACGACGAGGGCGTGATGCTGGCCAACGTTTACATGGTCGCCCACGACGGCGCGGCCGTCCTCGAAGTGACCGACGCCCACATCATCCTTGCCGACAAAACCGACAAGGGCATCCCATCCACCCAACCAAATTAAACCCATGCTCTACCGAATCCACGACAACCTCGGCACCAGCCGCACCACCTGGACCCTGCGCGGCGCCATGGCCTGGCTTCCCTACCTCGGCCCCGTGGCCGTCATCGCCAACCGTGTGACCCGCCGCATGGTCGTCGCCCGCACTCAATACCGCCCAGGACACTCCAAATGACCCCCAACTACAAACCCTCGAACCGTCCAGCAGACACCCACGCCGACGACACCCCGACCGTGTTCGAGCGCATCGAACCCATCCTAGACGTGGCCTTGGCCATCACCATCGGCCTCGCCATGGCCGCGCTGGCGTGGGCCTGGATGACGACTTAGCCCGGCCCACTCCACCCCAAGACCGGCCTACGCCGGTTTTTTTACGCCCCCTCCAGATTCCGTACCGATTCCGTAGCATTCCGTACCCCAACTACGGAATCCAAAAGTGTTTACACTGAAAGAGATAAGTCATTGATATATATAGAGAATCTATATTTTTTATCAATCTCTTTTACTAC